CTTAGGTCATAACGGCGGTTATCCGACCCCCTGGAGGTGAGGTGCGACGTATCTTACGCGTACCTCTCCAGATTTCTCCAGTCCGAAATTCGAGACTGGAGTCTTCTCCCAGGGATGAGGAAGGAAACCAGCACCGACGGCAAAAAACAATGTTTGTTTGTCGTCGAGGTCCCTCGAAGTGGGCCCCCAACCCCTAATGGGGGTGGGTTTCGCACTTCGAACCTTCTGTTGGAATTTTCGAACAGCAACCCTTACAGAAGGGTTGTGCTCAGTTCCTCCAGACGGTGCCCGGAAATAAAACTCCGTGGCGCGGACACGGCCGAGCGTTGATCTGTAAGCGTCAGATAGACTCTTACGGACCATCGCCTCGTCCGTCAATGGATCCTTGGTCAGGATGGTCATCTGGCCTCTGAGTTTCTCAGAGGTGGAGATTACATCCCTCAACCATTGCCTTGCTGCCTTATCCAAGTGGGTAGAGGCAGACGGCAATCCAATTGAGAGGCCCAATCCAGCAACAAGGTCTTCTACCTTGGCTTGGGATAGGGTCCTTAACCAGGACACATTGTGCGTCTGCGAGCGTTTGGGAACAAGGGGTACATCGACCCCCCCATACCCCGCAGGCGCGGACACAGGTATGCCCAACCTGTCAGCAAGTCTCCACGTATAATAATACGGGGATGACTTCCAGAATGATTTTGAAATTTTTATTCTGGGGCGCCCGGGATCACCTTGGAGCGCTGCTGACTGGTTGTTCCAGGCCACTTGGCCTTTGGAACCCCCCGGGGGAGCAACCAGTGTGGAGATGCTAAGGGCTGGCACCGGGAAGCCGTGTTCATACACGACTTCAGCGATGATGCTCCTAGACGGATGGTGGAAACATTTCTCCTTTGAAAGTCTCCCCCCCAGCGCGACAAAAATTTCGTCGTAGAGCTGGCGTCTAGCTGCAGTCCAGCGCGGTTTTTGCGCGTCGTCACCGACGCCCTTTAGCACCACGTCTCCCTTCCTGAGGCCCTTATGCCACTTCTTAAGCTCTGCCTTGGTGTAAGGCAGGACTTGAAGAGTCTTCGTTGCTGCATACAATGTATGCAACATCAAAGGTGGGAAAGAGGTGGGATCACCCATCATCTGACCCGTGGTCGTAATGGTCCCAGGAAGGTTGTTCAAGTCATCGATCCAATTATTCATGAAATTCAGAATAATTGAAGCATGACCGAACTGCTGCCTACGAGCATCCTTACCCAACTCTCCTGGAATTAATCCTTGAGAGTCGTCAAGTATGGGTGCTCGTGGGTAGCACAACAGCATATCAACGGGCTCAAGCTCTGCCCGCTTAGATGCGGACAGCAGCTTCTTAGCACCAAATAGTTTATCAAACCATTTGGTGTATGGAGACAGTTCGGGATACCGGACTGCGAGCTCTTCATATGCTGTTTTTGTGAGCCACTCTGCATGGAGATCCGTCGCGGCGGTAGCGTCCTGGGAATACCAGGGTCCTACTTCGCCAGACAAATCTACATCCAAGTGGCCACCCAGCGATTGGGAGAAGCGGGGGTCATGGATCATAACGTGATCTATGACCCGCCGTAAGATTTGTTGAACCAGGTTCGCAGCAGTCAGACTGCATGTTGGGAACCTGGTCTTCAATCCCTTCTCC